CGAGTGGAGGGACTTGAACCCTCAATCCCGAAGGCGGCAGATTTTAAGTCTGCTGTGTATACCATTCCACCACACTCGCATTATTCTTTATCAATATCTAATATTGTTTCTTTAGCCGCATCATCAATTACTTGTTGCGACCACATCTCTTCATTGTCTAGCACTGGTATATCGTACTCTGATGCCATCCAGGGTTTATTTGTATTTGCCTTCAAAGTATTCATATGCTTTTAATTTTGCTTCTTCCATTGATTCTGCTAAAACTTTGACCCATGCCTTATCTCCTGCAATATTCATATCATATGGCACTTCACCATAAAATTGAAAATCATCTGGCACATTTACTTCAACTTCATACTCTGATAAATTCTTAATCCGATTCATAACAGCATCAAATTCGTTCCGTTTCATGATTCATTTCTCCATCTTGAATGTACACTAATCGTTTTATTTCATCAGCCCTTTGTTTAGGATTCTTGGCACCCATAACAACATACACTTGATAATGTTTTTCGTTATTAATTATCTTTTCAACCATTATTGCTACACAAAAACCAGCTGGATTTGTGTAACCAGTTTTGCTTACTTTTACACCGTCTAATTGTGAAAGAATCAATCGATTGGTATTATTCAATACAACAGTTCTTTGTTTTCGTTTACTTTCGGTCGTAATGTATGCAGATTTTTTTGTTGATATTTCCCTGATACGTTCATAATAAGATGCTGCCATAACCATTAAAGTAATATCACGTGCGGTACTTACATTCTTACTACTCAATCCAGATGGGTCATCAAAATGCGTATCTTTCATTCCTATCGTTCTGGCACGTAAATTCATTCTGTTTAGAAATGCCTCACGACCACCTGGATAATTTCTTGCAAATGTTTCTGCTGCGCCATTATCACTTTTCACCAACAACGCATGAAACAACTCTTCACGTGTATACTCCCGAACCGGCAAATGAGAGCCAGCATTTCGGCTCAACATTATTTTATGGCTCATATCATCATTGTCATCCAACGCAATCATTGCAGTCATCAACTTTGTGATACTAGCCAACGCACGAACTTCTTCAGCGTTTGTTGCACACAAAATTTTACCATCAGTTATATCTGTAATCATTACAGATAAATTTCTCTGAGTTATATTATACACTGCATGTCGTTTGGTCTTTGCTTCCGCAGACATTATTACCAGAAAAAATAAAATACCAAAAACAACAATCCACTCAAGAATAGTAAAATGTTTATATGGTCTACTATCTTTCATAGGGTTAATAGATTAAAAAAGGTTGGTAAAAGAAGTGTTACAAGTAATAACACAAGAAAAACCAAAATTTGTTTGTATATAACGTCCATATCTGTCTCCTTGACAGTGGACTCTACAAACTATTTCAGTCCACTGGCGGCTTTGTTGATGGTAGTTTCATATCCCTCACATAATTCACGATAATATTGTGCTTCATTCCAGGCATGAAGTAAGTGAAACTTTGTTTCCTCAAGTAAGTGGAGTAAAGACCTTTGTTTTTCATAACTACTATTCTGTATCAAATGAATCAGAACGTCAAGCTTATCAATTATACTGAGACTTTGAATCGCATCACCATACATATCATCTTCATTATCGTCAATCATTTTTCACCTCCTTCAAGGAGCGTGATAGCGTCTTTTGTATATCTGATTTCTTTGTTAAGGGCATCCCTCGACTCATACAACTCCATAAGTTTTGCCCGAAGTCTATCAAGTTCATAGAACGTTTCGGGTTTATTTTTCGGTGTAAATGTATATATGTCAGCCATAGATATATTGTATTGTATTATTCATCTGCTGTCAAGAGCTATTTATTACCACTTTTCTGCTCTTGACCACATATCATCATACTCTGCTATATAATCGGTAACGTCAGGGATATCTATCGCATAATCTTCCATTTCCACTCTTTCCCAGTCCTCACCTCTTCTTTTGGCGGACATCATTTCGGAAGACTTTGCTCTTGTTGCTGCACCCTCAGGTGTTTGATGATATTCGATTAGTTTTTTGCGCCGAACTGTTTTGTCTTCATCCGAATGTTCACGTACATTTGCACAGGACATTGAACAATAAGGTCCACGTTTCTTGTGTGTAGTGCCGCAACGTGGACAAGACTTTTCTTTAGGCATTAGAAATCATCTTTTGCTTTAGGTTGTAATTTTTCTTCAATGATATGGCAAAGCAAATGACCTAGCATCAAGTGACCTTCTTGTATTTGTGGAGTAACTGATGATGGTATAGCCACATAGTAATCGGCATAATCTTGCATGAGCCAAGTTTTCAAACCAGTAAACGCTACATTTACCAGTCCATTTATTTTACCAAACTTCATTGCTTCTAGAATATTTTCTGAAGAACCAGATGTGGACAGATAAATTGCTACGTCACCGGGCTTCGATAGTGCTTGAAGTTGGCGTGAGAATATGTGTTTATAACCGATATCATTTGATATGGCAGTGATGATTGAAGTATCGGTGTTTAATGCAATTGCTGCATATGGTTCACTTTTTACCATAAAATAAGAAACCAATTCACCAGCAAGATGTTGTGCCTCTGCTGCTGAACCACCGTTACCCATGAAGAATATTTTGTTACCATTTTGAAGAGCATTAACACATGCATCGGCTGCATGAATTAATTCTGTTACTGGTTTAGGAATGTTTTTGATGCCGAAGTTTTGTTCTTTGTTTAAGATAAGGTCTTCAAGCATTTTCTTTGTGTTTGACAAAGATTTTATCGCATGTAATGTATCCATAATTTAAGCCGATTGAAAAATTGATTGTGGGTCACATGATGTAATGAAATTTATAAACTGAACAGCTTCTTGCTCATTTTCATAATATCGAACTATTGTTTGACATGTATGCATTGATATAACCATCAGCAATATATAATGGTCACGGTAAGTGGAAAATTTAATCCACCAACCGTTTCGTTTTACTGCTTGCCAGAATTTAGTCTTATGTGCAATATCAAGACTTAGTTCCTTTGTTTTCTGAGATAATCTCTGATTTGATGATTTTTTTCGCATCTTCCGCTACATTTTGATTGAAGTTAAGTGCTTTCTTCGTATATGTAGTAAAATTCTTTTCTGTGATATCATCAATGAAGCTTAGAGTATTATCTACTAAACTCTTGTTAAAGTCAACAGTTTTGATGGCAATAGCTTCTGATTTACGCTGAATATCGTTCCAAGTATAGAATGTTGGAAATTGTGGTTGATTTAAAAACATTGTAGTCTCCTTTTTTGATTGAACTCTTGAATAAGCTGTTCTACATCGGCAGGTGATTTCGGATTTTTTGAGGCGATGTAATACTCAATTTCCGTAATTTGAGGTTTCGTAAACCACTCAATTATTTTCTTAAACAAAACTACTCTCCTATAAAATTGACTAGTCCCATCGGGCACCGTCAATCTTATTTATGTAGTTTTATGCTGCAACCGCACATTTTTTAGGTGGGCTTTGCGTATCTTAGCCGATACCCAATCGTTGTAAAAGGATTCGTCCAACAATGCATGTCTGGAAAATATCTCGAACGTCTCCCAATAGGAACACTCAGACCGAGTTTTACATAAGTGTAAAATTGTCCGACGAAAATTATGTTCACCTAGTTCGGCAACTTCTCTTTTAAGTGTTTCGTTGGAACCGTAATAGTTTTCCCAGTCACTGGCTTTTCTAACTTTTTTTCTTTTACCGTTGACTTGCTTGTAACCAGCTTTGCTAAAGTATTTGCGTCCAATATATTTCCTGTTGTTTGTTAGGTTCTCTATTAGATACACAAAACCAAATGATGTACCATCGTCATCAAATGGCACACCATCGTAGTACCATGTCATAGCGACTCTTCATCAGAATCATCTTCGTTGAAATCATCTTCATCAAGAATTAGATATTCACCACAGAATGGACAAAAGTTTGGGTCGGATTCGGTATACATTTCATCGTAGGATATACCAAATTCAGATGAACATGCGGAACAAGTATGCTTAATGTGCATGATTAGTTACACCATGATTGTTTCGCTTCACCGAAATACTCACGTGCAAAGCCATTTTGAATTAGCATTCCTCTCAAACTTTGTCCATCTAAAATGATGTCTCCCAAAACACGACCACCGAATTTGTCCCAACCATACAGAACAACTTGACGTTTGGTTGATTTTGCAACTGCATTATTTGTGAATTTTGATGCAAGTAAACCTCTTTCGTTTTCTTGCGGGCATTGGGCACGATGACCTTTTTCTGGTGTATCTACACCGTAGATACGAACAGCAAGTTCTGGCTTTAATGGTGCTGGTAAAAATGTGGCTGCAATAACAACAGTATCACCATCACTTACACGTAAAATTTGTGCATCATACATTACGCCCTGTGGTGCCTTTTGTGCATGTGCTGGCAATAATAAACATAAAAATAAAAATCCTACTGCTGCATAAAATTTTCTCATACAATTTCTCCTGAACATATTTTCAAATACATCTGATGCCTTGCTGTTTCTGGCGCTTCAACTTCTGATATGTATTGATTTGGTTGAATGGGTTGAATCGCTTGTATTTCTCCGTCTTTCTTCACATATATTTGACGAAGAAGCATTATGGCTTTTCTTGAACAACTTAAAACACCCATCGTATATATCTTGTCTGTTGGTTCAGAAAAAGATGCATAATTATAAGGCTCATCAAACTGAACATAAGAATGAATCAAAAAATTATCTTGGTCCAATTTGTAGAAATTTTTAACCATAGAGAATTTATATGTGTGTTCGTGAGCCAGGAATTCCCAATCTGAATCATCATGAATTATTCTATTATTTTGAAAATTTAATTCAAACTGTTCAGTCTCTGCATAAACCGAAAAAGACAAAAGTGTTACCATGACAAATGCTAATAAGCGTTTCATGATATCTTCCTTAGGTTGTTGAAACACTTATTTAGAGCATTAAAAAAGCCCCGAAAGGGGCTTTTAATAGAACCAATAGAATTAGAAATTCAATTGACTTCTAAACATGATTGCTTTGTCACCAGTTACACGACTACCCGAAGAACCAACTAAAGCATCAAATTTAGTATCAACATAGTTTAACATAAAACGTAGGTTGTCAGTAGCAAACCAAGTTAGTCCATAAGTCATAGCAGTAGCACGATTGGTTTTACCAGTAGCAACAGTAATGTCACTAGCATCAAACTCACTCATACGTACACCAACTTGCCAAGCACCTTTACCACCCTTGTCAGTTGGGTTGTTTGGTTTAACTGCACTAAAAACACCATCTTTATAATTATAAGATTCACCTGTTAAATTATACATCGCTTGAACATAGTAACCTTTAATTTCTACATTGTTACCTGTAGTGGGGTCATATTTGAAATTAAATTGCTCACCCTGTAGTTTCAAACTTTTGTATGCAAATGCTGCTTCAAGACCTTGGCGTGTTCTAACAGTGTCACCACTCAATGCGGAGCCAGTAAAGAAAGCACTTTGAGATCTACTCTCAGTTCTACCACTTGCAGGAATTACTCCACCCTTAATATCACCCATACTATATGCTGCACCCAAGTGAGCAGTGTACTCTTTACTGCCAGTTAGTTCAGCAATGTTTGTGGTAACACGACCAATGTAATCAAAACCATCATTTGTTGCATCTTTATTTGCACGACCACGGCTCAACGCAACAGCATAAGTCAAACCAGTTTTAGGTACACCATGCACCATGAATCCAGTTTCTTTTGATGGAATAAATTCACCCTCAACTTGACCAATCAAACTACGTTCCATAAAATCAATGTTGTTTGAACTAGTCAACTGCTCAAGACTGAAAGGCATTTTAAATAGACCGAACTGAAACTGCATTTCAGGATTTGCTGCGTAATTTACCCAAGCCACATCCATCAATGTTGATGTTGATGATGCACCAACATCATTACCAAAGTTACCAATTATTTCATACTTGAAGTCTTTTTGAAATTGACCACGCACACCAAATCTTGCACGACGAATTTCAGCTAAGTTTTGATATGAATCTGTGGTCTGCCCTGTACCATAGTCTGGTGTATAGTAACGATAGTCCATGTTTACTCGACCTGTAAGCTGAATGGTATTGTTACCATCTTTTGATTTTAATCCGATTCCGTTTTCCATAACTGAACCGTCATTTGCTCTTGCTTGTCTGTATTTGACTGAATCACTAACATCTTTATCAATTCTTTGCTCTGCAAATTTTTTGTTTTCTTCTTTCTCTTCATATGCTTTAAGTTTAGTATTATACTCTTGTTGAGTAATAATATTTTTCTCTCTGAGAATATTCAATGTGTCCTTATACTCATCAGCATATGCTGGAATTACTGCGGCTAGTGCAACTACAATAGAAAGTTTTTTAAATAGTTTCATGATATATCCTTATTTCCAAATTGGGTTGTTGTCTGGACCACGGAAGTCTTTCTTCCAGTTTTCCTGAACTAATTTAATTACATCGGCTGGCATGTGAACATATTCCAATTCTGTTGACATTTGACCACCGTTCTTATATGACCAATCAAAGAATTTGAGAATTGCACGACCTGTTAGTGCGTCTGCTTGCTGTTTGTGCATCAGGATAAAACTTGCGCCAGTTGCTGGCCATGCATCTTTGCCCGTCTGCCATGTAAGTAACAAATACATGCCTGGTGCATTGTTCCAGTCAGCATTTGCTGCTGCTGCTTTGAATGTAGAATCATCAGGTAATACAAAAACACCATCACGATTTTTCAATTGTGCAAATGCAATTTTGTTTCTCTTTGCAAATGCATACTCAACATATCCAAATGCGCCTTTGATTCTTTGCACTTGTGCTGCAACGCCCTCATTGCCTTTACCACCTACACCAACAGGCCATTTGACTGCTGTACCTTCACCGACAGTTTTTGCAAACTCTGCGTTTGCTTTACCCAAGAAATTTGTCCAGATAAATGTAGTGCCTGAACCATCTGCACGATGAATTACAGTGATTGCTAATGCTGGAAGATTCACACCAGGATTCAAATCAGTAATTGCTTTGTCATTCCATTTTGTGATTTTACCCATATGAATGTTTGCAACAACTTCTGGTGTCAACTTCAATTGACCTGGTGCTACACCGTCAAGATTGAAGACTGGTACTACACCACCGATGATTGCTGGAAATTGTACAAGACCTTCTTTGTCCAATTCTTCTTTCTTCAATGGCATATCAGACGCACCAAAGTCAACTGTCTTTGATTTGATTTGTTTGATACCACCACCTGAACCGATGGATTGATAGTTTAGACCAATGCCAGTTTGTGCTTTGTAAGCCTCAGCCCATTTACTGTAGATTGGAAATGGAAAAGTCGCACCAGCGCCAGTTAGTTCTGCTGCTGATACGACCGAAGATACTGCTAATAGAATAGATGCTAAAAACTGCTTCATATTATCTCCTATGGTTAGACTACTAAAACATTTCAACCGTAACGGAATTGTCACAATTGAGAATTTTTTTTAATAGTCCGACCACAAAAGATAATCAGACTTTATATTTAGTATTATGCTGCTTTACCCCATACTGTGTCCCAGTTGCCCGATAAAGCACCCTTTGAATAATCGGTCGCACGATTCTCAAAGAAATTGGTGTGTGTTGGTGCATTAATCATTTCTTCAACCCATGGCAGTGGATTCTTTTTAACTTTGAATACACCTTTTAGTCCAAGAGAAATTAAACGACGGTCAGCAATATAACGAATGTATGTTTTTACTTCCTCAGAAGTAAGATTGTTGATGCCGCCCATATCAAATGCCAAGTCAATAAACTTATCTTCAAGTTCAACCATTTTTTCAGCAATGGTATAAATTCTTGATTTGAGGTCGTCATTCCATATCTCTTTATTCTCTTCTATGTAAGTTCGGAATAATTTAATCATTGACTCAGCGTGTTGTGTTTCGTCAACGATGGACCATGTGATGATTTGTCCCATACCCTTCATCTTGCCTTGTCTTGCAAAGTTAAGTAGCATGATAAAGGAACTGAATAGCTGCATTCCTTCGGTGAAAGCACTAAAAACTGCAATATGAGTAGCAGTAGAAGCAGCATCACCATTCTGTGAGCTAACACCAAGTACATAATCATGTTTTTCACGCATTGCTTCATATTCTAAAAACTCCGAATAAGTGGTATCTGGCATACCTAATGTTTCAATCAAGTGTGAGTATGCAGCAATGTGTAATGCTTCACGTGCAGCAAAACCCAACAACATCATACGAACTTCTGGTTGTGGAAAATATGGCAGATAATTATTGACATAACCACCAGCAACATCAATATCGCCCTGTGTAAAGAAACGAAAGATATGCGTCAGAAAGTTTTTTTCTTCTTGTGTTAATTTGTTTTTCCAATCTTTTACATCTTCAAGCATAGGAACTTCACTATGAAGCCAGTGACTTTGCTCATGTTTTAGCCATGCATCATATGCCCATGGATATGCAAATGGCTTGAATGATGTTCTTTCATCTGTCAATCTTGTATGCTGCTTTTTAATCATTATAGACCCACTCCTTTAGTTCTCTTGTTGTTTTAACTCCGACGACTCTTTTTACTTCTATATTTTCATTTAACATAACAAGAGTTGGTACACTACGTATACCATATTCTGCTGCAACTTCAGGATATACATCTATATCAATAACTTCAACAGGTATTCTTGCATCAACTTCTGATAAATTACTTGCTAGTGATTTGCATGGATTACACCATGATGCGGTGAATCGTAATATGCGTTTCATCGTCCTTGTCCTCTGTATTGCTTGAAAGTTCTTTTTTCGTTTTTATTCATAGTGCCAGTTCTAATCAATCCACCTTGCTTCGTTCTTTTTTCGACCGATTTGTGTGCATTTGAGTCACTTCTTTGCTTTGCCATAACTCCTCCTGTTTAAATTTTTTTTCAAGTTCGTGTATCTTTGAACTTTGCTCGATGTCTTCAAGTTCTTCAATATAAACCATCATAATTAAAAAGCCAATACCACAAATAATGATACCAACTATATCTCCTATGCTCATTGAAATGGTAATTAAAATTACAAATACAAGCATGTTGATGTACATCTTCATCATGTTACTCCTTTTCGTACATTACAGTGTCTGTATCACCTAATGCCCATTTTGGATTTTGTTCAACAACATATTTCTTTGTGCATACTTTAAAATCAGGAAATTTCAACTGTTTAGGATTGCTTGCTGCATCTAAAAACAAACAACGGTTGTTTGGCTGTGCAGCATATTGTCCATTATCTAGTTCGATAAAATTAAAACTTTTATGGTCTTCTGGCCATTCAGCATAACTTGTGTCAATGACATTCAAATCTGGCGCTGAGTGATCAACCGTGAACAAATAATTACCTTGATAAAACTGTTTATCTTTGGCATAAAATTTTGCAGATAGATTACGTAAAAAAGCTTTTTGTATCACTGTAAAATCATAACTGAAACAATCCCATATTTGCAATGTATCTAAAGGTAAAAACTTCTTAGGGTCAAGATTCTCTGAGCGTGATACAAACGCATGGAGAGGTAGTTTGTCATAAACTGCGCCATAGTTTGGTAAGTAACTTTCTATTCTAAATGCTTGACCACGAATACTTTTAATTGATACCCATATGCAAGGCTCATATTCTCCGTGACCTTTTTGAAAATCATAAAGAAATTCTTTACGAATGTAACAGTGTACTGGTGGTATGTTTGCGACTAAATGTGCCATTTTTTCTCGTGTAAGTGAAATTTCATTCCGACGTATGTGCCACAAAATGCTCCTAGTATTGCAGGTATAATCATCATGTTATTGCTGGTGTAATTGATGATTGCTACACCACCAAGAAATGTTATGAGTGATGCCCATATACTCGATGCAAGAGGTCTATCATTCTGAACAGATTTGAGTAATTGTGTGTATACGATGTCCGTAACAAACATACTTAGAAATGTAAAAATGTAAGCCCACATATTATTTCTTTGGCTCACATGTTCTTGTTCGTTGAATTGTGCCGTCTGATTGACGTTCTTCTTTCCAATCAGAACAAATTTGTGTTTCTGTTTTCTCTGGCATAATTTTATCAACGGTCCAGTTTGCAGTCATCCAACCTATTGCTGAAAAAAAGCCCCACACTAATATTTCACCTATCATATTATTTCTCCAACAATCTGTCAACAAATTCTTTTAATAGACTGTGGTGTTGATTGTTATTCCAATGTCTATGTAAGTATGGTTTACTATACCAATATTCTTCAGCTTCTAAATGCGGACCAATCAAACCTACACGTCCTTGTATAATTGCTGCCGCATCACCATTTGCGTATCTTGCGACAACATCGTAGTATTCTGGATTTCCGATAAACGCAGGTCCATCGTAAAAGAAGAATCTGTCTGTTTTGCCATTCCAGTTACATTCCACTGCTTTTGAGTATGAACGTCTTGTGCATGTGTTGGGTCTTTTAATATATTGGACGGGTTGTGCTCCGTACAAAAAATTAAAGTAATCAGGCCCAGCCCAATAGGCACCCATACAGATACCAAGATATCTTCCACCATTTTTGATGTAGTTGGCGATAAGATGCCCATGAGACTTGAAATATGTGTCATAAGCATCACTATCACCGACACCGCCAGGAAAACATACGAGGTCCACAGAATTAAAAAAGTCGTCTTCGATTTCATGT